TTAAAAATCGTTTTCCATCCGTGCCACGGCTTCTATTTGTTTGTCTGGATATAAGTGTGAGTAAGTGTCCAATGTGGTAGCCACACTCTTATGTCCTAGACGTTCTGCCACAACTCCGGGGGTTACCCCTTCATTAATCAAATAAGAAGCGTGGGAGTGCCTGAATTCGTGCATGACGATTCGTTTCACTCCTGACTCCTTTATAAACTTCGCATACCTACGATCCAATGTAGTGGTCGAAATAACATCATAAAAATCTCCAAATACTACATAATCATCTTTGGCATAACTCGGTTTTAATTCCCTCAACATGTCCATAACGAATCCTGGCATTAATAACACACGTGTGGATGAATCGGTTTTGGTTGATGTTCGATTCCCTTTATAGTCGAGTGTCTTGTTAATGTCGATACTGTTTTGATCAAATAAAATATCATTCCACGTTAATGCAAGCAACTCACCTTTACGCGCCCCACTATAATATAGGGTGAAAAAGAATGTCCGATATGGTTCTTCTTCCACTACCTCAATAAACTGTCTAAACTCATCCAATTCCCAAAAGTTAATTCGGCTTTTTTTCTTCTTAGGAAAGTTTCCGGCAATCTTAGCTGGGTTTGTCGTAATTACCTCTGTTCGTATTCCATAATTGAACAAAGCGGATAAAGTTGTATGAATTTTATCCAGAAAATCCCCTGCGTAATCGTCTATAATCTTGTTCTGATACTTCATTACATCTCTAGGTGTAATTTTCTTAGTTTCCTTCCCTCCAAACTCGGGTATTAAGTGATTATGCAAAATATTCCGAATAACTTTCACTGAACTTTCTTTCCTGCGTTTTTCGTACCAGGTTAAATATTCGAGAGATAACTCTTTGAATGTCAAATTACTTTCATCTGAAAATTCCCTAACAGCTTCGTTTTCGGCTTCTTGAGCATCCTTTTTCTTTTTGAAACCACGCTTTTTTAGTTGTTTATACTTACCGTCCGATGTTTTTACACTTTTAGCATAGTACCATGTACCTCTTTGTTTATCCTTATATACGGGCATAAAATAACTCCTTTCTTACAAGAGAGGTAACTTTTACCTCTACAAACAAATGTTCTCATGTGTTAATATTGAAAAAATTAGAGTTTGGTTCTAATTTAGGATTTTAGGGGAGGTCATACGATGACTACTACAGAGATCAAAGCCATTGTTCAATTAATCGAAAAAGACGATGCAGATGCACCGTCACGTATTCCTATCGAAGAATTCGACTGCCAGCCTAATGTTTTTGAAGAAATCCTCACGTCTCTTACCTTCTAGGGTATGGGCTTTCTTTATTAACTCCTGCAAGTATTTGTAATCGTCTTCATCTAAATTCCCTGAGATGGCAGCAGCCTTTACGAATGATTCTTCTGGCGTGGTTGTCGTCTCAGGGAAAAAATCGCCTACACTTACCCCCAAGACATTAGCAATCGCAAATATCATGTTCTGTTCCGGCGCATTGCGCCCTTTCTCATATTGTGAAATGGTGTTATGCCTGACTCCGATAGCATCACCTAATTCCTTCTGTGTCATTCCCCGCATACGCCTGTATTTTCGTATGTTCTTACCTACTATCTCATCTATATCCATCTAATCACCCCATCTTATTTTATCGCATACCGTGAAGTTTAACAAAAAGAAAAGAAAGGAAAAACTTCAAGATTTGTGAAAGAAAACCCTTGCAATCGATAAATAGTTCATGTATTATGAAGTTAACACCAAAACAGGGAGGTCAAAATGCAAACCAAATTAAAAGGAATTCGAAGCTATCACAAGATAACAGCAGAAGAAATGGCAAAAGAGATCGGAGTCCACAAAGACGCTTATCTCGGTAAAGAAAATGGCAGAACAGAATTTAAGTTAAATGAAATGTTTACCATTGCCAAAAGGTTCAATATGAGAGTAGATGATTTATTCTCACCTACAACTTCACGTCATGAGAAGGAGGATTGAAATGTACATTAACTTATACATCAAAAGAAGAGAAGCACGGATCACAAAAAAAGATTTAGCAGAAGAAATGGGAATCTGGCCGGAAACATACGGCAAGAAGGAAAATGGCAAACAAGACTTCACACTACGAGAAGCGAAGTTCCTAGCAAAGAAATTTAATTGCACATTAGATGAACTGTTCGGGGAGGTAATCAATGAGTCAGCGTGAGGAAATCAGAAATAAGTCCGATGCAAAGCGAAGTAAAATCGTTGAGCGTGACGGTAACAAATGCGTCATATGCGGATTAGAAGCACAATTGGAAGTTCACCATAAATTAGCCATACACAATGGCGGTGGCGCTGAAGAAGAAAACTTAGTAACGCTTTGCAAACCATGTCACAAACACGCGCCAGAAACAGGGATTGATGATTTTGAAGAATACAGAAAAAGCCCCGGCCTTTCAATATGGCACAGGATAAACGCACGATCCGATTTAAACACACAAATGAAATTAGGTTTTTATCAGTACACAGCAGAAAAACTAGATGACTGGCACCAGTCGGGTTATATCAGCGAACAAAACAAGAATCGCTTACTAATTCGAGAAGCTGAATTGCTGGATAGAGAATTCAAATCATATTTGGAGGTAGACAATGATTAAACTCGATCAAAGCAAATTAGAAAAGCTGGAAATCTTATTCAGTCAGGTATACTCCCGAAAGCACGGGAGAGAAGTTGAGGTCACATTGAAGAAAAAACAATCAGCATAAAGGAGGAAATGAAAATGAAAGCAGGAGATGTAATCGAATGTATCAACGGCGATAAATTAAAAATTGTTTCAGCAGAGGGATTCAATTTGGTAAATGAACATGAAAAGGCTGAATACATCCTGATTGATGAACGCACAGGAGGAATGGAAGGATACTCATGGAGCATGGATCAAATAGCAGAGGATTATCACATTTACAAGGTACACACCAATGACCCTGCCTAACAAAATCATCGTACACGTAACCTTTTGGCTTATGGTGATCACATTAATCTGCATGATGAGCGACAACTTTTAAGGAGGAATCAAAATGAATGAATATCTAAAGAAAGAACTCTTCGACAAAGTCCTACTAGCCCAAGCGAAGAACACGCAATACAGATTCACAATAGAACTAGATGACACAGGGTTCAGCATTACCGTATCTGCTACACATACTCGACACCACGTCACCGCGAGTTATGACCTAGCAAGCTATGAAAGATTCATGAGTGACGATCCACAGGAAGAAGAACGGATGCTCAATTATGCGATAGCAGAACTTAACTACTTTTTGAAGTATCCAGAATTGAAAGAGTACATCCGGCTAGATATGCACGACCAATTCCAAAAGAAATGTAAGGCACACAACAAACGTACAAATTGGATTGCTGACTATCTCCATTTAGATGAAAGGGTGATCGTATGAACCTAGCAGATGCCCCTGATTGTGTGTTTGATTTCGTCAATGAATTTATCGAACGTGAAGGTGAATTTCCATCTTATGAGGACTTCGAGAACGAATTCGGCAACAAATACCCTTTCTGGTCAGAAAAGATGCCTGATACACGATATGAGATTGAAAGCGAAGTGGACGATGAAGAGTTCGGCATGATGACACCAGAGGACGAATTGAAGGATAGAGGGTTACGGATCACAGACTTTTATTAGGAGGAATAACAATGGACGAAACGCTTAGGAGAGAATTAGCGAAATTCTTGCAAACCAAATTACATGATGATTACTTGCCTGGTTTTCACTTTGATGAAGAAGATGTTGATTATCTTATTGAGAAGTTTTTCAAAGCTAAAGAGTTAATTGAAGAGAGAAGTGAAATACAAAGGAAGATTGATGACATATTGAAATAGCCCTCTAACCACCACGAAAGAGGGCTTAGGCAAAAACTCAACCTTATTATATCTAATTAGGAGTGAAATATAAATGGAAAAATCAGAGAGCATTATCGAATTAAGTAAGTCACTTGCTCAGTTCCAACAGGAAGTTAAGCAACCCATGAAAGATGCAGATAACCCTTTCTTTAAAAGCAAATATGTACCACTCGAGAGCGTTGTAGAAGCTATCACGAACTGCGCCCCTAAACACGGCTTATCATTCGTCCAATACCCTTGTAATAACGATGACGGGCGCATAGGAATAGCTACCGTTGTCACTCACACGAGCGGTGAATATATGGAATTCGATCCAGTGTTCATGAAGCCGGAAAAAGACACTCCGCAAGGCTCGTCAGAAGGATGGTTGAGGGTTAATAAGAATCAGGTGGAAGTAGTTGGTGTTAGAAACGGAAAAGGGGACACGGGCGATTACAAGAAGGTCTCCAAATGACCATCAAAGACCGCTTAACCCTATGGACACTCGCCACCCTAGCTTTTATCTGGATGTTCTGCGAAATGGCAGACAAATTTTGAGGAGGAATTTATAAATGGATAAAAAAGTAAATCGTATCGTTAAACTAGCTAAACTTTGGAAAGGTAATCAATCAGTAGGTGAGCAAGTTTCTAGTCATCTACAAGCAAATAAGATGATCGCAAAGTTAACTGGCGAAACCGACGAAGATGTACTTGATAAAATCTTCTTCGCTTTGGTCTTCGGGGATGAGTATTTCACCATCAAGGAAGAAAAAGATATCACGCCAGCTAAAAACGCACTATCTAAGATGGGCTTTAACACATCTTTAAAGAATTGCAATGATGGGTTTGAACTACACATCGCATAAATCGAAGATTAATAATATTTAAGGAGGAATTAACGATGAAAAAAGAAATGGAAATTACATTTGCGAATGGTTACACAGTTGGGTTATTTGAATATAAGGGTGAACTGCGGATGGACTTAATCAACCCAAGCGGATACGGAGTTTCAGATTTAAAGCTAACTGAAACAGAAGTGAACACCATGCAGAAAATAATTGAAGCACACAAGGAGGAAAAATAATGAACACATATCTAAAAAAAGAACTATTCGACAAGGTGCTACTCGCCCATTCCAAGAACACGCAATACCGTTTCAGCCTGGAATTAGACGACAGCAGCTTTCGCGTAACCGTATTCGCCCATCACACACGCCACCACATAACAGCAAGCTACACCCTAGCCGAGTACGAATCATTCCTGCATGACGATCCGAAAGCCGAGGAGAAGGCGCTGAACTATGCGATAGCTGAATTGAATTATTTTGCGAAATACCCTGAGCTGAAAAACGGCATCCGATTGGCTATGTACCAGGAAATGCAGAGGAAATGCAAGGCGCTTAATAAGGATGATGAATGGATTGCTGATTATCTGAATCTTGATGAGGATGTTGTGAAAGAGTTGAGCGCATGAAGAATCTCGAATATGCCCCCAATGAAATATTTGATTGGTATATGGGATGTACTCAAGATAACTACATTCCATCGAGAGAGGATTTTTACGAAGCGTTTGACGGCCAACATGCAGAATGGGCTGATCGGTTAGGATTGCCGGATGTACCAGAAGTGTTAGAACCGGAGATTGACGATGAGGTTTTTAGCCCACAGTCAACCCACGACCAAATGCGCGACTGTGGACACAAGTTAAGCGACTTTGAATAAGTCTTGTGCTTATTATAAAACATTTTAGGAGGAATATACATGGCTAGTTTATATGAATTACACGGAAATTACTTGGAATTGCAACAAATGATCGAGGACGGACATGAAGGGTTAGAAGACACCTTGCAATCCATCGAGGATGCTATTCCGGTAAAACTTGAAAATACGGCTAGAATTATCCGCAATCTCGAAGCTGAAAACGAAATGTACAAAGCAGAAGAAAAGCGCCTTGCAGATAGACGCAAGTCAAATGAAAACAGCATCAAGCGATTGAAAGAAGGCATCCAAATGGTAATGGAGTCAAGCGGTAATAAAAAAGTCAAGACACCGCTATTCTCCTTCGGTATCCAGAACAACCCACCATCTGTACATGTAACGGATGATACAGCTATCCCGAAAGATTTCTTTATCCCTGTTGATCCGAAACTCGATAAGAAGATGATCCTCAAGTTATTGAAAGAGGGCAATCAAGTGCCTGGTGCGGAACTGAAGCAGTCTGAATCCCTAAGAATTCGATAAAGGAGTGACCAACATGAGCGAAGAGAGAAAGTTAGTTAAGAAATTAGCGAAGGTTATGTCAGACGTAAAGCACATCGAGAAAAAAGGGTTCAATAAATTCCACAACTACGCTTATGCGACTGAATCTGATGTAGCTGAAAAGGTACGCGAGGTATTGGCTGAACAACATGTCATCATGCTGCCGGACGTAATCGACCACACGACAAGAGAACACATCAACGCTAAAGGCAAAACGGAGTATATCGCCACGGTTAAGGTGAAGTTTACTTTCATTGATGGAGAGACCGGTGAGGAGCTTTCTATTCATAGCGCAGGGGAAGGGCAGGACGCAGGCGACAAAGCCGTTTACAAGGCTATCACAGGCGCTCAGAAATACGCTCTCATGAAAGCCTTCATGATTCCTACGGGCGATGATCCAGAAGCAGATACAAACACGGATAAAAATAACAGTTATCAATCGAACAACAATCAAGGCGGTCAACGTAACGGAAGCAAGGCCAGTGAAAAGCAACTGAATTATGCTCAAAAGCTACTCAAAGAAAAGGTGAAAGGCGAATGGACATACGATAAGGTTCATGAGCATCTGAAACAGCAACTAGGCACACAGAACAACATCGAGAATTTCACATCAAAAGAAGCTAGTGATGCGATCAAGATTTTGCAGAATAAGCAGGGCGCATAATGTTGACCCTGCTTGGCTTTACCCTATTCCTGGGATTTATAGCAAATGAAGCATGGGAGGAATCATAATGGACATCAAACAACTCATCGAAGCAGAGATCGGCTGCGAGCTAACGGAAAAGCATCTTGAGCTATATAGGAAGGAGTGCTTGAATGAGGAATAAATTATGGGGGTTCTATCTGCTTAGTAATTTGCTTTTGTGCATCACCATGATTGTCACCGCTATTTTATAACACTCCCTATAAGGGATAAAGGAGAGGATTAGATGGATAAAACAGGATACATCGTAATGGTGGATGGAGATTATGTGGAGTCTCACAACTTATCGGCGAAGGAAATTGATTTAAGTCCAGTTAAAAAGGATGCGCTCATATTCCAATCTAAAGGAAATGCCGAATGGGTAGCTGATCGAGTTGGCGGCGTAGTCCACCCTAAATAAATAAGACCCCTACACAGGGGTCATTCTTCTTTATCTTTTTCGTCTGATTCATCTTCAAGGGAGATAATCCCTTTCTTGATTAACTCATTCAATGCTTTGGAACGGCTGCCGATTCGGTTCTCGAAACGGTAGTCATCTACTTTTTCCAACATTTCTTCATCAAGGACGACACTGATTATTGGCTTTTTGGTAGGCATGTACAACCCTCCCGTAATAGTTTATGAAGTTCATAAGTTAATTATACATGATTTTTTTAAAAAGTTAAGTGGAAGTGGTTGCCAAGTTCATAACCCTGTGGTAAGGTTAGAATAGTTAAAAAGTTCATAACCTTTTAACCAATTACATATAGGAGGTGAGAGCATGACAGAAATGAAAAACGTATCAGTTTTATTAGATGAAGAGACAGTAGAGAAAATTATTCATCTTCAAAAGAAAACTGGAACATTCAGCAGATCAAGCCTATTGCGCGACTTAATCAAGCGCGGTTTGGAAATGGAAAACGAAAAGTAATTACGAGGAGGGTATCACATGAACGAATTAGTATTTGTTAAAAATGATGAGGTTGTAACGGACAGTCAAACTATTGCAGATGTATTTGGAAAGGAACATAAACATGTTCTGAGAGATATTAAAAACCTGGAATGTAGTGAAGAATTTTCACAGTCCAATTTTGGTCCGTCAACTTACCAGGTGCGAGGTAAAGAGTACCCGATGTATTACATCACTCAAGATGGATTTTCATTCTTGGTCATGGGTTACACAGGAAAAACAGCAGCGCAATTCAAGGAAAAATACATCACAGAGTTTCGCAGAATGGAAAAGAAATTGAATGAACCAAAGGTATTAAGCGACAAAGAACAATTAATCGCTTCGATGAAATTATCCTTGGAAACATCAGAAGAACTAGGAGATATAAAAACGAAGGTTAGCGGGTTAGAGGAAAGGTTCGATAATGAACTCACACTTAATCATGGACAGGCCACTTCTTTAAATCATGCAATTAAAAAACGTGTAGAGCATTTATGGAGTAACGGTGTAACTGGATCACTGGAAACTAAACGTCAAATGTACTCAAACATTCACAGTCATTTAAGAAGGGGATTCCAAGCACCAACATACCGAGAAGTTAAACGTGTAGACTTTGACGATGCTATCCAATGGGTCAGTGCTTGGAGACCGTTATAGGTGTTGGCGCACCGTAACAGTCACTTAAAAAATATTCTTACCTCTATTATATCAGCTATCGGACAAGTTATACATCATTTTTGAAAGAAAGGTGACAACATGAGCGAAGTTAAATGGATCAAGTTGAACACGCACATGTTCGAGGACGAAAAAATAAAGCTAATCGAGCAAATGCCAGACGCGGATACCATCCTTGTTATATGGATTAAGTTGCTATCTCAAGCAGGGAAAACAAACGCAAGCGGATACATCTTTTTAAGCGAAAACATACCATACACCGACGAAATGCTTGCTACTATATTCAATCGACCTTTGAACACCGTGCGAATGGCATTGGATGTGTTTAAGCAGTTCGGCATGATTGAAATGGACGACAACAATTTCATCAGTGTATCGAATTGGGAGAAACATCAGAACGTTGCAGGGTTGGATAAGATACGTGAACAAACACGGCAGAGAGTGGCTAAACACAGGGAGCAAAAGAAACTTTCTCAACCTAAAGAAGAACGTAACGTTACAGTAACGCAAAGTAACGCAACAGAAGAAGAATTAGAACTAGAAGAAGAAAAAGAAAAGAAAGAGAAAATACCCTATGTCGAGATAGTGACCTATCTCAACGATGTAGCCGGAACGAAATATCGTTCATCAACTAAGAAAACACAATCCCTCATAAAAGCACGGTATAACGAAGGATTCACTATTGATGATTTCAAGAAGGTGATTGATGTGAAGTGGGACGAATGGAAGAACGATCAAAAGATGAAAAAGTTCATACGTCCAGAGACATTGTTCTCACCTAAGTTTGAGGGATACCTCAACCAAGATATGAACGCTGATGATGAAATAGACGAGCAATTTGGAGGACTGTTCTAATGAGCCTTAAAAACTCTATGGACGAAATAAGGAAGCGAATGGGGATAGAGGTTGTTGGTGAAGCAACTTGCGGAGAGTGTGGCAAGACATTCGAGATTACCAGGAGACATGATGTAGTTAGCGACCATTGCCCTCATTGCTTGATTAAGGAAGAAGATGATCGGCTGAAGCAATCACTCCAAGACCAACAGCATAACCGACACGTCAGGAAATACGAGCGTTACTGTTCTATCCCTGATGACATTATAGGGAAGACGTTCGATGACTACACACCCCATACATCATCACAGAAGCAAGCGAGAGCCATTTCTGAGCGATTTGTAACAGGGGATATGCAAGAACACTCGTTAGTATTTCAGGGCTCTACAGGCATAGGAAAAAGCCATTTGAGCTATTGCATCAAACAAGCATTTAACGAGCAAGGAAAAACAGTCATTTTTATAGATACACCAGAAATGATGAACCGCATTAAGCAGTCATTCGGGAATTACGGTGACAATTACCAGGAGCAGTTATTGAAAGCTATGAAGAATACAGACTTACTCATCTTAGATGACATAGGCGCTGAGTACGTGAAACCTGATGCGAATGGTTATGAAAGTTGGGCGGCTGACATTATCTTTCAAATCGTAAACTCACGACTCGGTAAACAGAGCATATACACCACGAACTATACATCGAAAGACCTTGCTAAGAAATACGGCATGTTAAGCAAACGGATTATTTCAAGAATGATGAGTAAAGCGAAAGTGATCAAGGTGGATGGAGAAGACCAAAGATTGAAGGGATTTGAGTAAATGGGGAAAATGAACGTTCATTATTCATCTAAAAGTAACGATTGGGCTACACCGCAAGACTTTTTTGACGGACTGGACAATGAATTTAATTTCACTCTAGATCCGTGTGCTACCTCAGAAAACGCTAAATGCGATAACTATTTCACCATTGAAGATGATGGATTGAAACAATCATGGGAAGGTGAAACGGTATTTTGCAACCCTCCCTACGGTCGAGAGATTAAATTGTGGGTAAAAAAAGCTTTTCAGGAATCAAAGAAACCAAACACAAAAGTTGTAATGTTGATACCAGCGAGGACGGACACGAAATACTTCCATGATTATATTTATATGCAAGCGAGAGTCAGATTTATAAAAGGGCGGTTAAAATTCGGAAATGGCAAAGGTAACGCTCCTTTCCCTTCAATGGTGGTGATTTTCTAATGTGGAACGGAATGAAAAGCGTGGCTCACTTCCATCCGATGGATACACCTCAACAAAGAGCGCAAAAGTTTGAGGATTGGATGTTAGACAATGGCCGGATAAGCAGTGTGGCTGATAAAGCAGTACCAGGAGCGAAAGAAACAAGACAATACATGAAAAGGAAGGGGTTATATGGGTCGTCTTGAAACGTTGAAAGCAATTGATCAAGTCCAAGAAAAACATTGCTCTAAATGCACATTAGTAGCTTGGATGGATAAGTTAGAGACTTGTCACGATTGCCCTGTCGGAAAGAACCTCCAAGAACTTGGTTCAAAATTAGGCGGTGACGAACGATCATACCAGCCTATTTTAGACAAAGGGTTCTACATGACATTTAGTGATATTGACTATCTCAGGGGGTTGGGCGTTCCTTGGGATGTCATATCGGACCACATCGGGTGGAATAAAAGTTTTGTGCAAAAGTTGTATTCGGACCGTAACAAGGCTCTAAAACCAAAGGAGGATTTCAAATGCAAACATTAGATGCCCCGGTATATGAAGTGAAACAGGACAGTGAATGGTACAAGAAAACAATGGCAAGGAGAAAGAGACAAGAAAAATTCTTCAAGGAAATTAATGAAAAGTATTTCAAAGATAACGGGTTCTCTTATTACCACTCTGAGTGGTTCGGAGTGCAGGGTGATTCAGAGGATTATGAGGTTTATAAGAATGAACTGCGTAAGAATCCAGATAAAAACGGTGTTCACATCTTCAAGAAGAATTCTAAATATTTCAAAGCTTTTAAGGAAATGTTGGACGAGGTGGAAGGTGATTTCTCTCCTTTCGCTTCACATGACAGATTAGGGCTAAACAACATGAGTGGCAGTCAATGGATTGGTGATCGGTGGTTTTTTGGAGTCAAACGTGAATCAGAAGTTAAAAGTGATGAGGTGGAGAAAATCGACTTTAAAGATTATCTGGCGGTAGTTGCAAAATCATTGGATGAGTAGGTCGATAAAGGGAGGGTCCAAATGAATCATGAAACAAATAGACGGAGAATGGGTTACAGTCAGCGACCTTATAGAGAAGCATGAAAGATTCATCAAGAAATTACTCGTTCCCTATTGGAGTTCAGCGCAGAAGATGGGATATGGACGAGATGATTTATACCAGCAAGCCTGTATAGGCGTTATGAACGCATACAAGACGTTTGATCCTGAGGTAGGGGTAAAGTTCCTGACTCATGCTGGACAACACATCAGGCGTTCTGTATGGCGAGGATTGAACACGTACAAGCCTATCAAGCTACCCGAGCATGTAATTGAAATACAGGTCAAAGTAAGAGAACAAGAATTAGAACATGAATCAGTGGAGAATATCTCAGCAATAGTCGGACATGGGAGAGAAGTGGTTGAAGCAGCCTTAGCCCATATGAAGAACGTAATATACGCAGATGCCGAGGATGAGGAAGGGAACAACCTCATGGAGAGAATTGCAGACAGGGATAACTTCGACTCAGTAGCGTTTAAGGATTTAGTGGAGCGATTCAGACAGACATTGACGAAAGAAGAACAGTTCATCATGGATAAGAAGCTGGAAGAGTGGACGAACATCCAGATTGGAAAGTCACTAGGGATCAGCCGTGAATGGGTGCGGAAAAAGTTATTGAAGATGAGAGCCAAATATAAACAGGTGAGTTGAGGAGGTTTGTGACTTCACAAGAGGAGAAGGTGAACGCGAGTGGATCGGTTAGAAACATTAGATAAGATAGACCAACTAAGTAAAGGTCACTGCAGGAAATGCCCTCACAATAACGAAAAGACGCTTAAAAATTGTCAAGCATGCCCTGTATTCGCTGAACTGAATAAACTGGGGGAATCGTTGAAAAAGCCACGAAAACGAGTCGGAGAGTTATTAGATAAAGGGTATGACATGAAGCTTTCCGAGATAGACGAGTTGAGAGAAATGGGTATTACACTGCAAGAAATAGCGGATGCAATGGGGATAAGCAAGCCAAAGTTAGAAGGAATCCTGAAACAAAGGAGAGAGAAACCATTGGATAAAAACCTACCGAAAGCGAAGAAGCTTCTTGAAGGAACGAATAAGACTTATAAATCTATAGCCAAAGAAACAGGCGTCAACTATGCAACGGTCGCTTATCACGGAAAGAAAATAAGGGACAAGAAAGTCACAGACAAGCCAAAACAAACGAACAAGACCAATGCCCGTCAAGAGGAAATAAAAACCGAAATAAAGCGATTAAAAACCGAATTAAGCAAGACTGAATCCGAGGTGAATAACTGGAAGGAAAACCATGATGACCTCATGGAGAAATACAAGAAAGAACGAGAGAGAAACGAAAAATTAGAAGAATTAAACGGTAAGTGGAATAAACAAGGCGCTATCCTAGCTAACCAGGTGAAAGGGTTGGAAGAAAAACTAGAAGCCTATGAAGCTAATGAAAACCCCAACATGGTAGCCAAGCTATCTGAATCCAACGCATGGAAAGATGAAGAAATACAGAGGTTACACCGCCAAACGAATAGAGCGGACCAGGAACGTGATGAAGCCATGAAATATGCTCAGGAATTGAAGGATCAATTACAAGAGCGCATGAGAGACTTCAAGGAATATGAAATCGAGTATGAAGATAGGTACAAAAACATGAAAGCTCAGAGGGATCATTACGCCGCGGTGGCACAGTTGCAGTTAGAGGTGAGTGGATGAACAAAATGGACGTACATTATTCATCTAAAACAAATGAGTGGGCGACTCCGCAAGATTTTTTCGATGAACTTAACACAGAATTCAATTTCACATTAGACCCTTGCGCCACACCGGATAACGCGAAGTGCGATAAGTATTTTACTGAAAAAGATGACGGGCTGGAACAATCATGGGAAGGGGAAACCGTATTTTGCAACCCTCCATACGGAAGAGGAATCAAACATTGGGTAAAAAAAGCTTACCAAGAATCTACCAAACCGAATACAACGGTGGTTCTGCTTATTCCGTCCAGAACAGACACTCGTTACTTCCATGATTACGTATATCACAAAAGCGAGATCCGTTTCTTGAAAGGGCGTTTGAAATTCGGTGACGGTTCAGGTAACGCACCTTTTCCATCAATGGTAGCCATTTATAGATAAAAGGAGGTTGGCGTAATGAATAGCACACTCCCATATTCTAACCGCCTAAAATATCTGATCGGCGTAAAAACAGGCAGCAACCCGGAAGCGCTCACACGAGATATTGAATACGCTTTGCGGGATTATGCAGCAGAGGTACACGCTACCACATTGAAAGAACGGGACGAATGGAAAGATTACGCTATGAGGAGGATGTGAATGGCTGGTTACTCGAAAGAACAACAACTTCACGCTACGAGAATAAAACCAAAGAAAGGGCAATACACGAAAATTACACAAAAAGCTCGGAAAGAGGTTTATAGACGCTCTAATAAGAGGTGTGAGTGCTGTGGCCGGAGTCAATGTTATGCGTTTGAAGTGGCCCACCTATCCAATGCGAGTCAATACGGGTCAGGAAGTGATCCATCTAACCTCATATTAGCTTGTGGACCCAAGGTAAATAGCGGTACTTGTCACCACTGGATGGATAGCACATCAGAGGGGCGAGAGTGGAAGCAGATGAAGAAGATTCAGCTTGAGCAGTATTACAAAGGGGAGTTGAAAAGATGAAGGATTTGTTTGTTATTACAGGAAGTATTGAGGATTTAAAAGATTATGCGCTGAAACTAGATAGAGAATTAATGAAGTCGGCAGGTGATTCAGATGTGGATTTTGACGAGTTAGAAGGAATCGCAGAAGATATGCAACAGTCCTTAGAACAATTACTTGATGAATTGATTTAAAAAGGAGTGTCCACATGGATGAGCAAACCTACCAAACGATGCGAGAAATGATGGAAGCTCATGAAGCTGAGAAACAGAAATGGTACAAGAAAGACAAAGAGAAGCAAAAACAGATCAACGCATTGGAAGGAAAGATAAATGGATACAAGCGCACGATCCGTCAACAGAAAGACGAGCTTCGGAAGTTGAAACCTAAAAAGAAAAAGCAATACAAAAACCAGCCAAACCATAGGAGGTAGTTGAATGAGTGACCGCCTTTATGTCCGTGAAACAACTGAACACGATGAAGAGGGCACACCACTGACAGTTATACCAGTATATGATAGCAAGCCGGAGAAATTCAGTTATTTAATATTTCTAGATAAGTGAGGTGAGAGGGTGGAGTATTGGGACGAAAAAGACATTGCAGAAGCGAAGGCGAACGGGATAGGATACGTCAATTTCTATGCAAGGGTGTATCACTACGGATGGACGGTAGAGGAAGCAAAGACAAAGCCTGTCAATTCCAGGAGCGATACAAAGAGGAAGTACCCCAAAGAGATTATGGAGTTAGCTGAAAAGAATGGGATCAGCCGGAACCTCTTTTATAAGCGTATCAACCGTTATAAATGGGATGAGAGAACAGCAGCAACAACACCTGTGCCAGAGAAGAGGAAGTACCCAGAGGAATATTACAAAAAGGCAGTAGCTAACGGCGTGAGTCGGAGGACGTTCCGTTGGAGGATAAGACAGGGTTGGGCGTTGGAAGATGCGATTCAACCACCATGGAGCAAATCAGAAGCAGGAAAAATGGCAGTACAAAAAAGACGGGAGAGAGTTATATGAACAAAGTATTTTTCACAGGTAACATTGCAACCGATATTGACTTGAGGTACTCACCGAATGGACACGCAATTGCTAATTTTGTATTAGCTGTTAACCACCCTTTTAACCGAGACAAGACATTCTTTCTACCGCATGAAGTTTGGAGAAAACCTGCTGAGAATGTAGCTCAATATTGTGCGAAGGGATCAAAGATTGCAGTTGAAGCTCATGTTGAAGTGGATGAATGGGAGAAGGATGGACAGAAGCGAAACAAGACTAAGTTTGTGGCAGATTCCATTGAATTCCTGGATACACGCAAGAAGGAAAATAACCAACCACCACAACAGAATCAACAAAATAATGATGACCCATTAGCTGAGAATGGTGAACCAGTGGATATTGAAGATTCAGATTTACCCTTTTAGATATTAATGCATTAAAGGATGTGAATGTATGGAGTGGAGAGATGTTGTCGGATATGAAGGTATCTATGAGGTTAGTGATGAGGGAGGAGTTAGGACTCACAAAAATAAAACGACATACTCTGTGCGTCACGGGGTGAGGAATTGGCGACAAAGGGTATTGGCTCAAAAGATTTCAGCGGATGGTTGTCATAGGGTTAATCTCTGGAAGGACAGAAAAGAAAAGACTTGGTTAGTTCATCGTTTAGTAGCTTTAGCTTTTATTGAAAAAGTGGAAGGTAAAGATTATGTAAATCATATAGATGGCGATCATTACAACAATTCTGTGAGTAATTTGGAATGGTGTACTCACAAAGAAAATTCCAACCACGCTTTTGACACAGGTTTAATGCCTACTTCAAAGAAAGTTCTGGTGGTGGATGAAAATGACGGGGAAGAATTTGAATTCAGAAGTATGGCGAAAGCAAGTTTATTTCTTGGGAAGGCTCACGGTTTCGTTTCAGGACGACTGAAAGCCAACAAAAATTATTATAGGAATTTCAAATTTAAAGTGTTAGGAGAATGATATATGGAAACTAACGTGGACTGGCAGACCGTTTTTCAAATGCAAAGGAAACTTACTCAACATATAGCAGAGAATTATCCTGTGCAAGACGGAGAGGATCGGGTGAAGAAGAAAGCCTTTGCCCTAATGACGGAAGTTGCTGAATGTGGGAATGAAGAAAAATCCTGCTTCAAATTCTGGAAAGCTAACCCTATCCCGAATCATGAGGAAATGCTTGAAGAGCATGTGGACATCGTTCATTTTGTCGCAGACATCGGAATTGAAATGGGCATTAAGGATTACAAGCTTAAACCTGTGAAAGAAGATGTGCTTGGACTATTCGCAGGAACTATGTATCTAGCTTACTTGTTAGCATACGGCAAATTTAACGTATTCGATGATTTAATCAGCAGTGTGGATGAATTGGGCGGTAAGTTAGGATTCACCCCGGAAGATATAGCAAGAGCACATAAACGCAAGAACGAAATAAATTATTCCAGACAGGCGAGTGGTTATTGATGACAGACAGAGAGCGCATGGAAATCATTGAGCAACTAGCCCTCGTAAAAGGATATAATCCAACGGCATTTGATCGGACAAGTGATGAAGATTTAATAAAGGAGTTGAACCAATTATATGGGGAAGCAAAGTAAATCAACATGGTGGTATGAAGCTAAATATGATGAGTTGAAATCTGAAAGGGACGGATGGAAAAAGCACTGTCTATTCTTTATCGCAACAAACATTATTTCATTAGCAGCATTGCTGGCGGTTATATTCTATGGGTAAATCACAGAGAGACAAGGGAGCAAGGAGAGAAAGAGAATTCGCTGACCTCATTGGGGGTCGGCGGACACCCCTCTCAGGAGCAGTAGAAGGATTTCCGAACGATGTTGAAGGTATGGGCCTATCTTGGGAAGTGAAAGCACGCAAGAACGGATTTAAGACCTTATATGACTGGATAGAAGACGAAAGGGAATCACCTGACGCTTTAGCATTGAAAGCAGATCGGAAACAGTGGTTAGTCTGCATGACGTTAGAACAATTTCAAAAACTCATGGGAGACAGCGAACAATGAGAACATTCTATATAACTGTAAACGCAAATAGCCCACAGGAATATTATCAACAGGTTAGAGAATTGGAACGCAGGGGATACGAACCGCACGCACCGATGAGGAAGACAACCAGAGAGATGAAGAATTATGAGATGCACCAGGATAGTCAGGGCAGACGATTCAGCAAGAACGAATATAAAGGCAGCTATGATCATCACAAATATTCAGGGATGTATAGAAAGGTGGATGCGTGATGGGAAATGAGTATTTTTATTCAATCGGTGGTGGCGGTGCAGTCGAACTCGTTGACACATACAACAGTGAAACGGTGGCGCATTTGGTTCAACAATTAATTAAACTACAACAAGAATATGACAGACATACTGGACATTATGCGTCAGGGAAAGGGCAAATCACCGAAGCTATGAAAAGCGTGAATAAAGCATTGAAAAAAGCGCTTGAAATAGAAGGTGGTGAATAAGCCGTGACAGAGATCATCGGCTGTATGTTTCTGGATCGTGGGGATCATTGCATTATATTGGCTTGAAGGGGAGTGAGTGGATGGATTTACATGAAAAGATAAGAGAACACAAACTTGAACGGATAAGAGTTTACCTTGAGCAAACATTCGGTGATGAACATTCAAGGGAGGATGCTTTGAGCCTGGTTATAGAGAACTTCTACGCGCGATATGCCGAGTCGATAATGAAGGCGAATGATGAGAAGGTGAGTAAATGACGCTGGTCATTGACATCGAACAAGTAGAACATGAGGAAATAAATATAGACGAATTGAAGGTTAAACTAAAAGACCATATGCCACCTACTCTTATAGAAACGATGGGGAGGCATAACAAACTTATTAACCAGATTAACCAATATGAAGAGGATTTAGACTCATTAACGCCATTTCAACTAACGAAAATCAAACACTTCTACGGTAAGGCTGAATATGAAGCGCACAAGCTTGCGGGGTATTTCAAGGCTCAATACCAATTCTACAATGGACATGCCCTGACGGAACGTGGACGGTATTACATCAAAGAGAGACAAAACGGTGGTAGTCGATCAGTGGACGTAAACGATAGCAACTATAAGAGTCGTATGAGGGAAGGTGCATTTCTTGAGGTGGCAGGAGTATATGAAGGGTACTATGTCACCTGGAAAGGGATTGCGGCAGCTCATCAAGGGATGCAAACGACATGTAGAGATATGGTGAGTGCTATTCAAGCAGAAACCTAAAGGAGGATGAATCCATGAGGGAATACGACCAAATCCCCAATTATACATGGGTACTGGCTAGGAAGCTGACGGGTAGTGGATTACGGAAAGGGTTCACTGGATGGGTGGTTGGTCAAACGGACTTGTATTATGTCGTATATTCCCCGGAGACAAAGAAAGAAATTGATGTAGATAAGAAATATGTATTCAGCCTGAGTGTAATGGACGAAACGAGCAGGTCTGCTGAAGAGTTCATCAGAGGATTAGAAATAGATATGGCATTGGATCGTAAAGACAGGAAGAGGTTTAAGGAATTAACGGGAGGGTGAGCTAATGGAACTGATGAAGAATTACTCTGACCTACTTACAGAGATTGAGTGCATCAAACAAGAAATCAGGCTCACAGAAAGAGAGTTTGAATATTGGTCAGGGATAAGGATGCACGATAAAGAGAGTGATGGCATACCTCTAGGGACGATGAAGCACCATAAGGTATCAACACAGCTTACCCAGATTGAGAAGAAGCGCATAGCATTAAACCGATTGAATGAGCGCTTAGAGTATCATGAGAAATACAAAGAGCGTATGGATAAGCTTATGCAGCAATTCAACGGATTAGAATATAAGGTAGCATATAAGAAATGGGTGGAGATGAAGAAGCTGAAGGAAATAGCTGAAGAGTTAGGATACAGCGAACAATACATCAAGGAAATATCAGCCAAACTTAGTAAAACCTACAAGAAACCTACTGATTTATTGAAATCGGTGTAGTATGATAGTAATATAGAAAGATTACCTACAAAGCCATTGGTCAGTGACTCGGTCTGACTGGTGGCTTTTTTATGCACAAAAAGAGGTGTGTGTATGAAAAATGCTTATTATGTCGAGGGTGATTATGCCTTTATCATCTTACCGAATGAAGTTCATGGGGTATTCGAGGCGAAAATAGATATCGAAGATTTAGAATTAGTCAAAGGATACCCTGGCAAATGGCTATGTAATCGCAATGTAAATACCGGAACTTCGTATTGCTGCGGTTATTATAAAGAAAAAACAATTGGGTTACACAGATGGATATTAAAACCACCCGAAGGTAAAGAAGTGGATCATATAAATCATGACACGTTAGACAACTCCAAAGGTAATTTGAGAGTGGTTACACACGCGGAGAATCAACAAAACAAAAAAGGCGCTTATAAAAATAGCAAAAGTGGAGTACGCGGTGTTTTCTGGAACAGAAGCAACCGAAAATGGGAGACACAGATAAGGGTTAACTCCAAGAAAATTTATTTAGGGAAATATCACGATTTAGAAAAAGCGAAAAAAGTTGTTGAAGACGCAAGGAAAAAGTATATGAAATTTGCAACTTAGTGGAGAGAACAACATGAAAATAAAAGAAGAACAATATAAGAAATTATGCGCTAAATGTGAATACCTGATAAAGATACCAGGTAAGAGAGTGTGTCCTTTTAAAGGATGCATTAAGAATGAGAATGTGGAAGGTGGGAACGAAATGACGGAAATAGAAAAAGCTTTTAAAGCATTTGGATATGATGACTTAGTAAGAGAACGAGACACGTATAGAGAAGTACTAATTAATGTTTTAGAAGAAAAAACAGATTTCGATAAAATGGTCAACATATTTAACGAATTAAACATTATTCACGACACTGTTATAGGTGAAGGATTTAACCAAATAGTACTGAGGTCAAAAAATAAGAACGGAGTTATCTTATTCAGTTTCGGCAAGGATAACAATTTGAAATCAACGTTTTTTGGCTAACGTCCTTTTAAAGGGTGCATCAAAGAAAATAAGTCATAACCCAAGCCCCATGTACAATAGATTTGTATGTAGCGTACAAAAACAACTCAAATTAGGATATACTGGAAAATAAAAAGGAGTGGTTGTGCATGGGTAAGTTAGATGAATGGGCGAATCGACTTGATGAGAAAGCAGACCGATTGGAAGAGAAGCGTAAAGAACGTAATGAGAAAGCGAGAGAACGCAATGCTAAGTTAAGGGAAGACAATGCCCGATTACTAGCAGAAGCGAAAGAAGAAACACAGCTAAGGAAAGAGCGGCATAAACTCCAAGACAAACCCACAGAACAAGAGAAATTCTACAAGAGAGCTAACACCGCAGGAAAAGGAATCGCCTTATACTTTGCTATGCCATTATTCTTAGGTATAGCTATTGTATTAACATTTATAGGCTTTCAAATATGGGAATGGATATTCTAAATGATTGAAGCGAATGTGGAGATTATACATGAGGATGAGACATCAGTCACATATCGTATTAGCTGGTATATATTTGGAGAGCTGAAAGAGAAATGGATAACGGAACGCAAAGGGCAGCCTGATTAGGTTGTCCTATTTTTGTGCGTTGGGAGGAATGAGGTGTGAAATGACATGGGAAGACCTAGCCGATACGAAGAGTTAGAAATAGAAGATAAGCTGGCATTGGTTGAAGGATGGAAACGTGATGGGTTATCTGATGAGCAGATAGGGAAAAACTTCGGTGTGAGTTATACAACGATCAAGGATTGGAAGAGGAAATATCCGTCCTTTTCTGCTGCCATTAAAAAAGGTAAAGAGGTTAGCGACTACGAATTAGAGAATACGCTTCATAAACGAGCAACAGGATACTACTACGATGAAGAGACGGTAACGAATAAGGGTAATGTGGTGACAGTAAGGAAGTATGAACACCCTAACCCTACATCATTGATATTCGCATTGAAGAACCGTCTGCCTGATAAGTACCGTGACAAGCAGGAAATCAAACATGATGGGGCACAACCTGTGACGATAGTAGAGGATTTAGATGACTAACATCAGCCTAAGGAAAGTAGTCGGGCAAGGATATAAAGACTACTGGGAATTCAAAGGGCGGTACAGAGTATGTAAGGGCGGCCGTGGTAGTAAGAAGTCAACCACTACCGCATTAAATATTATTCACCGCATGATGAAGTATCCTCTTGCTAATACATTGGTTGTGAGGAAAGTATTTAAGGACCACCGTGATTCCACTTTCAAACAGCTTAAATGGGCTACAAGGCAATTAGGAGTGTATCATCTATGGGATTTCAAAGTATCCCCTATGGTAGCCACATATACGCCTACGGGACAGAGTATTTACTTTCGTGGCTTGGATGATCCGATGAGTATAACGTCCATCACAGTAGAGGATGGTTATCTCTGTTGGGCATGGTTTGAAGAAGCTTACCAGATACAGAATGAAGATGACTTTGACAAAGTGGATATGAGTATTCGTGGTGAATTACCAGATGGATACTTTAAACAATTAACGCTTACTTTCAACCCGTGGAATGAAAAGCACTGGCTGAAGAAGCGTTTTTTTGATGTGGATAATCCTCAAATCATGGCTAAGACGACCAATTACATGGCCAATGAGTTCTTAGGTCAAGACGATATTGATTTATTTGAATGGATGAAAAAGCATAACCCACGTCGTTACAAAATAGAAGGCCTTGGTGATTGGGGTATCGCAGAAGGTGCGGTTTATAACAACTGGCAAGAACTTCTCTTTGATAAGCAGGAGATAGCCAAACGGCCAGGAGTTAAAGCAGCGTTCGGGCTCGACTTTGGTTATACAAACGATCCGTCTGCATTATCTTGTGCGTTCGTTGATTTAGAAAACAGAGAAATATTCCTATTCGATGAACATTATGAACAGGCCATGTTGAACAAGGATATAGCCAAAATGATTAAAAATAAGGGTTATTCTAAGGAGCTTATCATCGCTGACTCAAGCGAACCTAAATCCATTAAAGAAATACAAATGGCTGGTATTCGCAAAGCTAAGAAAGCAATTAAGGGGCCGGACAGTGTGAAATACGGCATTCAGTTCGTACAACAATTTAAGATATTCGTTCATCCCTCTTGCACTAACTTTGTCACAGAGCTTTCTAACTATGTGTGGGACAGGGACAAGGAGAACAAATTGATCAATACACCGATAGATGAATACAACCACTTATTAGACGCTCTTAGATACAGCCTAGAGCCGTTCAGAAAGAAGGTGAGACTATGATTAAATACTTCAACAAAATTAAAGAAGAGGGCATATCGGGGAAGCTTATCTTTGACATTATAGAAGAACACAAGGCAGACCATAAGCGCACGAAGGGGCTATACGAGAGATACAAAGGCGACGATGTGCCGATATTCAAGCGCAAGACCCCTGATTATGAGGATTTTGAAACAGGACGCATGAAACGCCTGGATGATAAGGTGAACAATTTACTGAATAACTCCTTTGATGCGGAAATTGTAGACACGAAAGTGGGTTATTTATTCGGTCATCCCATCGCTTATACCTACGATGAACAAGAAAGTTTAAACGGCATTATTAATGAATTTAACCTGCGTAACCATGTAGAAGATGCGGATAGTGAATGGGGTAAGATGGCTAGTATCTGCGGGTACGGGGCCAGGTTAGCTTACATCAATAAGGATAAAGAGGAACGCATACAGAACATCGACCCTTGGGAGGTCGTTTTTTTATGTTCTGGAAACATCAGCGAGCCGGAATATTCTTTACGGTACTATGACGGGACAGACGGAAAGCGTTATGCAGAGTTCTACGATGATACAACCATTCATTTTTTCTCTGCTGATAGCGGTGGGCAGTTTACCGAAGATGAGACGCAACCGCATTTATTTGATTTTAACCCTTTATTTGGATTAGCTAACAACAAAGAACTTAAAGGGGATGCAGAAAAGGTTCTCAGCCTTATTGATGCATACGATAGAACGCTCTCAGATGCTTCTAACGAGATTGAACAGTACCGCCTAGCTTACTTGGTCCTGAAGGGATTAGGAGCCGATGAGGAAACACTATCCAAGCTTAAAGAAACGGGCATATTTGAATTATTCGATGAGAAAGACGATGTGGACTATCTTACCAAAGATGTAAATGATCAGCTTATCGAGAATCACTTAGACCGATTAGAGGACAATATATTGCGTTTTGCTAAATCGGTGAACTTCACAGATGAGTCATTCGGTGGCAATGTGTCGGGCGTGGCTATGAAATACAAGCTAATGGCATTAGAAAACAAATGTATTACTATGGAGCGCAAGATGACCGCAGCGCTTAGATACCAATATAAGACACTGTTTAGTGCATGGCAGAAACGCAATCGAGTGAATAAGGATGATTACTTGGGCGTAACTTTCTCATTCACGCGTAACATCCCTGCTAATATCGTTGAAGAAGCGCAAGTGGCGAACAGCCTTAAAGGTATTGTATCTGACAAGACGATCAGAAAGAAACTTTCTTTTGTGGACAATCCAGAAGAGGAAGAAGAACTTATGCAGGAGCAAGAAGATGAGTACATGCGCAATATGCCTGATATAGCAGGTGAGGACAATGAACCAGGAACAGATTGAAGAATACCTAGACAAGATGCTCAAGGAATCAGAGGATGAACTACAAGCCGTATTTGCAGGGCGAATGAAAGCCTTGTTCGACCACTTAGGTGAGATATTCCGCAAATATAAACTAGGTGAAGAAGCGAGCCGTACAGACGTATATAAGACAAAACGTTTTCAGAACGAAATGGAACTCATTAAAAAGAATCTCCATGAGGATTACAAAGAGATATACAAAATCATTAATGATTTGATGAAGTCACAGTACGTTGATAACTATTTACGCTCTAATTACGTGTATGAGATGACATTACAAACCCAGATATTCAGCACAGTACCCACCACTCAAGCGGTGGTCGAAGCAATAACAAACCCTATTGATAAGTTAAAGCTCAACGCACTCATGAATGAACACAGGAATTACATCGTAAACCGAATTCGCATTGAATTAGCCCAAGGCATACAGGCGGGTGAAAGCTACTCACAAATAGCTGAAAGGCTGGAAAAAGCGGTCAAGTTCAGCAGGAGTAAAGCAATGAGGGTGGCTAGAACTGAATCAGGCCGGACACAGACGTTAGGCCGTCTTAAATCCATCGAGGATGCAGAACAATACAGTGACCGCATGAAACGGTTCTGGATGGCTGAATTAGATGCCAGGACAAGACAAGCGCACAGAAAATTAGATGGTCAACTTGCAGACGAGAACAATAATTTCCGATGGAGAGGGCGAACGGCTAAAGGTCCATCCTTATGGGGAATTGCTTCTATGGATATAAATTGCAGATGCGATGTAGGGCTGAAGGTTGCTGGTAAGATGCCAGATACAAGGCGTGTGAAAGACTATGACGATGCAGATTATCAACGTAGACTAGCTGAACGAACAGAAGAGATTATGGCTAATGAAGGAAAGACGGAGAAACAAGCCGAACGTAAGGCTAAACGGCAAGTATTCCCGCCTTCTAAAATAATTAAATGGCAGACATATGAACAATGGTATAAAGATTTGAAAGACCGTGCATAGGGTGAGAGTCCTTATGCACTTTTATTATGCACTTATACCTGGCTCGTACAGGACAAAGGGCAAAGGAGGATTCACATGGATTTAGAACAAGTAAAGCAATTTCTCAACGAAAATAAAGAAGATGAGCAAGTCAAGGCGTATCTGAATGAACTCTCAGCGCCCACAAGGGAGCAAGTAGAGGGCTTTCTTGATACGGAAGAAGGCAAGAAGGTGTTACAACCCCGATTGGATCAGAATTTCACCAAAGGGTTGAACAGTTGGAAAGAAAACAATCTTTCTAAACTAGTCGATGAACGGGTGAAGGAACTGTATCCAGAAGAGACAGAGGAACAACGACGAATCAAGGCACTTGAACAGGAGTTGGAGAACCAACGCAAAGAATCACAGCGTGAAAAACTCATGAACAAGGCGGTGTCTCATGCAAGCGAAAACGGACTACCAACCGAAATTGTTTCTTACTTCCTTGGTGAGGATGAAGATTCCACCATGAAGAACCTCGAAACGCTTAAAGAGACATTCGACACCAACGTTCAGAAAGCGGTTGAACAGAAGTTTGAAAAGGGTGGTCGGGAAATCCCACAGGGGGATGACAACCCGAAACAAGTAACAACAAATTTATCAGAACTAGCCAAAGAAGCTAGTATCAGAAAATAAGGAGAGATTTAAATGCCAACATTTAATCCGGATAACGTACTACTACAAGATGCTAAGAATGGTGAAATCCCAACAGAAGAAAGCACACTCGTGTTAAAAGATGTTATGCAAAGCTCTGCGACTATGCAGCTTGCACAATATGAAGAAATGACAAAGCCTAAGAAACACTTCACTTACCTTGCAGATGGGCCTGGGGCTTACTGGGTAGGAGAAGGTGAACGAATCCAAACAAGCAAGGCTACATGGTTGGATGCAGAAATGGAAGCGAAGAAACTAGGTGTCATTCTCCCTGTTTCTAAAGAATTCTTGAACTACTCTGTATCAGACTTCTTCCAACAAATGCGCCCGCATATCGCCGAAGCATTTTACACGAAGTTTGACCAAGCAGCCCTTTTCGGGAACGATGCACCATATGTAGCGGGTAATTCCGTAATGGAACGTGCTACATCAGCAGGTAACACAATTGAACACGGTACAAATGCAACCCTTTATCAAGACCTTGCTGGACTATTAGGACTCGTTGAAGATGGTGACAACGATCCAAACGGTTTCACTACTACTCGTAAGTTCAAGCAAGCTCTACGTAATGAAGTGGATGCTCAGAACCGTCCAATCTTCAATGATGAGACTTCCGGCGTTCCTTCTAGCTTGCTAGGTGAAGCGGTTGGGTATGTGAATAAAAAATCTTGGGATTATGACCAAGCGAAACTTCTTACAGGTGATTGGAGCTTTGCGCGTTATGGCATCCTACAAGGTATTCAGTACAGCATTTCTGAAGATGCTACATTGACTACTATCCAAGACGAACTAGGAAACCCAATCAACTTGTTTGAGCGTGATATGTTCGCTCTACGTGCCACAATGCATGTTGGATTCATGACACTTAAAGATGACGCGTTTGCAGCCCTGACACCAGTTCCGACAACAACAGCATAAGGAGGGTCCTAATTGGCTGATAAGGATAAAATCCAAATAAAGAAAGGTAACGGTAAAGAAATTGCTGTTACCGAAAAGGCATATCGAGTTATCTTCCAAGATCAAGGTTATAAGAAGGTAGAAAAGAAAAAGAAAAAAGATGATTCTAAATAAATAGGAGGGTTACAATGGGCAAACAAGGCCAAAGCCGTACAAAGGATCGTAATGAGGAACTTGGACGACAAGGCAAGTATGCCGAAGGTAACAAGAAAAACTCCGACAAGAAAAAGAAGTGATTAAATGGAAACAGCTACTTTAGTAGAAAAGGTTAAACTCCGTTTAGGGATCACCGACACTAAGCATGATGAATTCTTGCAAGAGGTAGCACCAGATCAACTGGACTATGCAAAAGCCTATACGAATAACCCATTCACCAACGATGAGGGGGTCGAGGTAATCCCTGGCCCTGTCATTCTTTTTGTTGCTAAGGCATGTGAATTCAATATGGGGCAAACAGGGCTACGTTCACGCTCTATGGGAGAGGTTTCTTACTCTTATGAGATAGACCTACCGAAAGGTATCATAAAGCTCCTGAAGCCTTATAAAAGGGTGAAGTTCCGATGATGTATGAAGAGTTCCCCCATACAGTCACATTTCAGAAGAAAGAAAGGGTATCTGATGGCATGGGCGGAGGTACAGACGAATGGGTTAACGTATTCACCACTGAAGCTCATGTCCAGCCCATAACGGGACGAAATCGCATCCTTGCACAGCAATTAGAAACGCCTGTGACAACAAAAGTGTATTACCCTTACCAAGAGGGCGCAAAGCCAGGAATGAGGATTCAGCATGGCTCTAATACCCTTAGAATGGACTCTGACCCTATAGACCAAGGTGGGCTAGGTGAAGTTATGATGGTTGAGTGTGAACAGCTATGAGAAATGGTGTAGTCCAACGGGGCGACAAAGGGCTCATGCGAGCGATAAACAAGTTTGAAAAAGGGATTGCGCGTGAAGTTAAGCGTGTGATTCGTGAAACGGCTGAGTTAATCGCTACGCAAGCCAAAGCAGATGCTCCATTTGACGAGGGGAATCTTAGGCGCTCCATTGATGTGGAGTACAGTGCAACAGGATATTCAGCAAAGATAACAGTCGGGGCAGAATACGGGATTTATTTAGAATTCGGTACTGGCATATACGCAGTTAAGGGAAATGGGCGTAAAACTCCGTGGGTGTATTGGAGTCCTAAACTTGGACGATGGGTATATACACGTGGTATTAAAGCACAGCCTTATTTCTTCCCTGCTGTTGATCGGGCGAAAAGGCATTTTGCTAATGAAATGAACAAGTTAGGGGTTTGATTATGAAAACAGCCCTATTCGAATTACAGAAAGCTATCTACACTTCCTTATCGAACCACCAACCATTAACGGACAAGGTGAAAGCAATACTGGATGATACGGAACCTGATCAAGCATTTCCTTATGTAACCATTGGGGAACCGTCATCTGTACCTGCTTATACGAAAACTTCTACAAGGGAGGAAATCGCTTGGACGTTACATTGTTGGAGTAAGTATCAAGGGCGTAAAGAATCAATGGAAATATTAAATCTAATGAATGAAGCCTTCACCCAACAGCCATTGAGCTTAGGTGGAGGTTTTTCTGTGTCCAGCTTTAATGCGGAACAGATACAAGTAATCACGGACATAGACGGTGAAACGCGCCACGGAATATTAAGGGTGCGCTTTGTCGTCCACCAATAAGGAGGTTAAACAATGGCACAACCAACAAGTGGTAAAGACATTATCTATTTGGTTCAAGCAATCAATGATGTTAACGGCGCATTAGTGCCAGGGTTCCAAACAGAAGGGACCTTTTCATCTGAGAATGAACTAATGGATGAGCAGACTAAACAAGGACGAGTGTTAGCCTATGGGAACGACTCAGAGAGCTTTGAAATTACTCTATATGCCTTGCGCGGTGATGAAGGACAGACGGCCATTAAAGACGCTAAAAAGAATAAAGAAGAATTGAAAGTATGGGAAGCTGACGTTGTAGAAAATAGCAACACAGCTTATGATGCGCGATTTGCTTATTGCTTGATTGAAAGCTATGAAGAATCAAATGCATCAGACGGATTCGTGGAAATGTCCGTAACTCTACAAGTGCGCGGTGCTTCTCAAGAGGGAGAGTTAACTTCTCTACCAGCAGGGGCTATTGATGCAGCACAATATCAATTCGAACAACCTGACACAGGCACAGCAACATAATTCAGAGGGGCTTAACGGCTCCTCTTTTCTATTATAAGGAGGAATTTATACATGGCATTTCTAACAATCAACGGTGAAGAGTACAAAGCAAAAGTAACTTTTAATTTTTCGCGTAGAGCGGATGACCTTTATAAAACAACTAAGAAGAGTAAAGAGGGCGAATATGAAGTCGCTGGTGTAGAGAGCATTTATGAAGACCTATTAGGATACAAAGTTCCTGCATTGGCTAACTTTTGGGATTGCGCGGTTCATAACAAGAAAGATCGTCCAAAAATCGAGGACATTGAAAAAGCTATCGAAGCTGAGATTGAAAAAGGTGACGAAGCTATTGATCAACTATTCCAAGATGCCTTCACTGCATTGGATCAATCGGGTTTTTTCAAGAGACAGCTAAACGAATATTGGAAAAACATCAAGCTATCCGAGAAGATGGCGAAAGACGAGAAAGAGAAGAAACAAGCAAAAGAGTACATCAAGCAAATGGAAGACAAGCGCAAGGAACTGACAGCGTAGATTACACGCAAATTGAAATAGACGCGGCTCATCACCTCCAAGTGTATGACCAAGACCTTTTATATTCATGGACACCTAATGAGTTCAGAAATCGTGTGAAAGGCTCTCAATTACGCAAGATTGACGAGTATGAGTTCATGGCTAAATCTGCAATGGCTAACGCCTACGCTCAAGGGGCTGGCAAGAAAGCCAAAGAGAAGAAGATATTCGACAAGCAGAAAGCTATACGACTACTCGAAAAGGATGCTAACTGGCAGAACGCTAAAGAAAAGGATATGTCGCGCATCCGTAAGTTAACCGAATCCCTCAAAGGGTTTAAACCAGAATTCAAAAAGAGGGGAGGTAATTAAATGACAGAACGCTTAAATGCCATAGTGGGCGCTCGGATAGGCGAGTTTAGGCGCAAGATGGCAGAAGCTAGAGCAATAGCAGCAGCCTTCCCTAAAAAGATTGTAACGAGTGTTCAAATGGTTGGTAATGACCTATCACCTAAAGTGGATAGTTTTAGGAAAAGGATGGATAAGCTGGCCGATGCCTACCGAGACATGAACGTCATAGCAGGTGAAGCCATGTGGGGCGGTCTAGTCACAGCCCTCCCTATGTTGGTGGCTCTTGTGCCAGGATTAACAGCCGTTATTGCGACGCTAGGCGTGCAAATCGGTATTGTTGCAGGTGGAGCCATGGGCCTTGCTAGTTCATTAAGCTTATTTGGGGCCGCAGCCGTTGGTATGGGTGTTTTTATGGCTCCATTAGTCAAAGACCTTAGCGAAGCGCATAAAGCCATACAAAACGGTGATAAGTCCCTAAGCGACTACTCAGGCACAATGAGGGAAGCATTGACGCAACTCACATCACTCAAGGAACAGTTCAATCAGACCAAGGAAGCAATGGCTCCTGACCTATACGGTGCAATGGCTCAAGGAATGGCTAGTCTGCGTGTTGTGATTGACAGGGTCACATCCGGCTTAGTCGGTACAGCAGAAGCAGCAAGAGGGCTTATGGATAGCTTATATGAAGCAATCAACAGCGGCCCTGACATTCAAAAAACATTCGATTGGTTCAATACACGTGGTCCTGAAGCTTTCCGTAATTGGGGAGAGATTGCGGGATGGGCTATTCGTGGAGTATTAAACCTCATGAGAGCTTTTGATCCACTAGCTAAGTCAATGGAACAAGGACTACTCAACATGACAAAGCGTTTCTCTGAATGGGCTGATGGGCTTGGTGAGTCTAAGAAATTCCAAGAATTCATCGAGTATGTGAAGACTAACGGCCCCGTACTCCTGGATACCATCGGGAATATCGTCATGGGATTTGTAAACATGTTCGCTGCCTTTGCTCCATTATCAGCCGATATGATGAAAGGCTTCCAAGACATGACACAACGGTTTGAAGAATGGTCAGCTAAATTGAGTGAGAATGAAGGCTTTAAAACATTCGTGAATTACATCAGAGAAAACGGCCCGCAGATGATTGACTTAATAGGTAATCTAACAACATTCCTCATTGAACTAGGTAAAGGATTTGCACATGTGGGCGAGTGGTTAATGCCTATTGCAAATGGATTCTTAGAATGGGCGAACAGTTTAATGCAGACAAATCCGAATATCGCACGAAGCGTGGCAGTAATGTTCACGCTATTTGGTGTGTTTAAAGCTATAGCGCCTATGGTGATCGGTGCGGTGTCCTTATTCGGTAACTTCTTTACTCGACTCATAACAGGATTCGCCACAATGGTTCCGACTGTTGGTGCATGGTTATCCATCCTATTCACGCAATTACGTAGGATTCCAGGTGTGCTAGTGGATGTAATCTTTAATTTCATGGCACGGCTAGGCGGTTTCCTTGTACGCGGGTTAGCATGGGCAGCTCGATTCGCTCAAGTATGGCTCCGAATGATGGGACCGTGGGGATGGGTTATTTCTATTGTCCTCTTAATTGTCGGTGTCATCGTTAAAAACTGGGACAAAATCAAGCAATGGACGATTCAAACATTCGCTAAAGTGTACACATGGATGAAACAGAAGTGGGAACAAGCGAAAGCCATTACACAGGCGGTTGCCACTGCCATATGGAACTACGTGAAGCAGAAGTTTACCGAGACGTATAACTCTGTGAAGTCGAAGATGCAGGAAATCAAATCCAACATTCAGCAAAAGTGGCAAGAAGCGAAGGAAACTGTACGCAATAAGGTCCAGGAAATCTGGTCCAACATCAAGGAAAAATTTGAGCAGATTAAAAGTACAGTAGAGGAAAAGATCGAAGCAGCGAAAGAAGCTGTACGCAATAAATTCGAGGAAATGCGTGAAGCGGTGTCTGAGAAACTTGAAGCAGCGAAAGGCGTTGTCGAAGACGGGCTTGATGCTGTGAAGAGTATATTTGACAACTTCAGCCTTTATGACTCTGGTAAAGCAATTATCCAAAGTGCAATTGACGGCATTACATCCATGACGGATAAGATCACAGGAGCCGTTAGTACAGTAGCCGGAAAAGTCCGTGACTTCTGGCCGTTCTCCCCTGCAAAAGAAGGGCCATTGAGTGACATCCACAAAATGGACTTTGGAGGGCCTGTGACACGTTCTATTAACAACATGAAACCACAAGTCAACAGAGCTATGCAGAAAGCCATGGGAGGGCTTAGAAGCACCATGGAAATGGGCAATGTAATCGGCCCGTCTGTTAAGCCAGTAACCAACGTGAGCAACTTTGCACCAGAGATTCCAACGGATTACGAACGAGAAGATAATGTGTATGTCTTCAACGTAGACGGTAGAGAACTAGCGCAAGCAGAACGGAAACACCATAAAGACTTAGATAAGGTGGATAACACCTTGCAAGTCGCATTAGATAAATTATCAGCGAGGTGAGCAGATGAAGACAGACATGCATTTCGATGAAGAGTTCGAGGTGAGACTAGATGACAGTCTGCTCACCGATTATTTTTATGTCCAGGATGTATCAGGAAGAGAGCTTGCTAATTACGAACTGGACACATTAGCCGTGCCAGGTAGGGCGGGCGCTTATTTACGTTCTAAGCGTCTGCAATCCACGCCTATATCCATTAAGGCTGTTATGATGTACGACAGCGAAGAAGAATTGAGAGAAGCCTATAACGAATTAAACGGCCTTTTAAGCTCCGACAAACCAGGGATGATGACATTCTCTGATGAGCCGGAGTTTTCTTATTATGTGACATATGCCGGATGTGATACAAACGACCAAGTCAGAGGGAATCAGAAAATCACGCTTAACTTCTTTCGTGGTGATCCCTATAAATATGGACTTGAGCAGACACGACTATTCCAAAACGATATGTTGCAGGTCATTAATGACGGTACAGCCGATGCTAAACCGATTATCACGGTTAAACCCTTAGAACCTATCACACACATCACCCTAGCGAATGAACGGGGCGATATTATGAAGATAGGTGAAGTTCCTGCGGTAGATGAAACAGTGACAGAGCGCAAAACACGCATTTTAACAAGCGAGTTAGCCACTCTCACAGGATGGACGGCAGGTTCGAGCGTGGACAATGGAACCATAGCGGGGCAAATGAAAGTGAAAAATGATCACATGTGGACGGATGATTTCGGAACAGGCACAGGGTGGCATGGGCCAGCGGTTAAACAATCGTTATCCGAATCGCTTTACGATTTCGCATTAGAGGTGGACCTGCGGAACATTGCAACCAAACGTGAACAAGTCGGACGGGTTGAAGTGGCCTTGTTGGATGCCAGTAACAACCAAGTAGGTAAAGTCATGATGCAGAAAGAGCGTCAAGGCTCCTGGCATAATCGGGCGGTTATTCAAGCGGGTAGTTCTGCTGAAGGTTGGAAGATCATCAATAACACAGGCGGTACTGAAACCACATGGCATGAATTTGATGGAACAATGACCCTCAGAAGAATAGGAAATGAATGGTCAGCTTATATTGGAAAGTATTATAATGGCCGTCATGATGCAAGGGACTATCGGACATGGACCGATGAAAATGAAACATTCACGGCTCCCGTTACTCAGGTTCAAGTCTATATCGCACAATATGCTGATAAGCCTGTGACGCGCTTAGAACCTTATGAAATGTTAGTGGATAGATACAACGCTAACGCGGGCGGTGTTCCTTATATCGCTGATGCGAACGATGAGGTCACATTCGATCATACAATAAACGATATTTTGATAAACGGACAGAGCATCTTTCATGAAAAGTTTAATGCGGAACCTGAGAAAGCGAAATCCTTTGCTGCCACATTCTTTCCATTACATCAAGGAATGAACAGGTTATACACCTTCCCTGAAGGCAAGATGACAACCGAAATTAATTACAGAAAACGATATATATAAGGAGGGACACGGATGATAAAAGCTGTAAACAGCGTAGATTTAATATCAGAAGCTAATGTCATCAAGCAAGGGGATACCGTTAACTCCTTCACAGTTAAATTGTATGACAAAGACGGTGCGCCCGTGGATGTTTCAGGCTCTAATGTGACATGGAACCTTTTTGATGACGATGGCCGTGTTATTGCTGATAGAGCAGTGACGAAGGAATCCGAACCAGGAGTAATCACCTTAGGTATTTCTTCTACTGATTCAACAGGTCATGGAACTTTTGAAGTGGAAATAAAAGTGGAAAGCAGTGCCGGTACAGAGTTTTTCCCTGCCGAAGGGAAGTTCTTTATCACCATCAATCGAAACAGTGAGAATCTAGAAGAAACACCAGTAGCCTATGCCACACTTACTTATTTCCAAGATTCTGTAGATGAAACAAAAGCGAATTCGCAACAAGCGGTTGAAACCGCAGATGAAGCAAAAGTGACGGCTGATAATGCTAAACAACAATCCAGTAGCACTCAAACACAATTGGATCAAATTGTAGTTGATGGCGACTCAAGTGTTGAAGCAGCTCAAGCAAGAGTTAGAGATATAAAAGGAGAAACAAAGACGTTCACTACTTTAAAAGAGCGTAATGATGATACAGATAGCAAGTTAAGAGATATTACTGTGAACATCAAACAAAACGGGGCACTTGGTGATGGCTCAGATGATACTGCTGCTATACAAAGTGTTTTAGACACGTACGCGGGAAAAACCATACTAATCCCATATGGTTCTTCATTTAACGTCACTTCATTAACAATACCTTTGAACACTCAAATTATTGGATATGGGGCTAAAATTTATAACGACAGCACACATTCAACTATCATCAACCTTGAAACCGGGGTGGAGATCATAGGCCTTGAAATCGAAGGTCTAGGCAACTCTTCTTACAACAGTTCAGGTATAGGTATTGGAATAAAAGGTACGTGGAACTCAACACTTCGCGTAATAAATTATGTCCAAGACATCAAGTTAACAGATTGTTATATCCACGATTTAGGTGCATATGGCATTCACGCTGAATATGCGCGGAATATAAAAGTTTCCGGTGGTAAGATTCAACATGTAGGTTATGCAGGCATAGGTGGTTTGTCAGTCGATAATGTGCATGTGTTTAACAAAATGCACATCAAAGAAGTTTCCCCAGGAACCTCTGGGAACACATATGGAGTTTTCTTCAGTAGAAAGTCCACTACGGACGATTTGGAAGAACTTCCTCACAGTCAAAATTGTAGTGTTTCGGGATGCACCATTGAAGATGCACCTTTATGGGAAGCGTTGGATACTCATGGCGGTCAAAATATCGAGTTTTTAAATAACACGATAAGGAACTGTAAAGTTGGTATCGCCTTTGTCTCTATTGATGATTTGGATAGCAACCCTTTATACGCCCCAAAAAAATGCAAGGCGCACGGGAATGATATCCAAGGGATAGGGACTGGCGTGGGGATTATAGCAACAGGAGCTATCACAGCGGTTGGGTCTCCTGTAGAATACGCAGACCGAATTTCTATTCAAGGCAATACACTAACCGAATGTGGAATAAAGGGAAACGATGCTGCGGGAGCTATTGAGATTTATGGAACTAGAGGGGCGTCTATTGTAGGTAATACTTCGATTGATTCTTACCCGCACGGCATTTCCATTTACCATACAAATCAAGGTTTCACCGTGCAAGGGAATACAATTGTTGACCCTCAAGATGAAACTGTAGTAATTGTGTCTGGTGTTGTTATACGGTCCACTCATAATAGCGGTGTGGTGTCTGGTAACTCGTTTATTAAAGTCAAAGAAAGCACGACTAGTCTAAATGTAGCTAAACGCGGGATATACCTTGCTTCACAGTCTAATAACCTCATCCACGTAGGTCCTAACTATAATACCTTCGAAATTAAACAAAACGGGTTGGAGGGTCAAGCTGTGAGATTTAATTCGGAAATGGGTAATTCTAGTTTTGGGCAGTTTGCAGGATTAGGTTCCCCTGAAGGGAATATTACGGCACCAATGGGCTCCACTTACATTAATCGTGGTGGTGGGGCAGGCTCTACTTTTTATATAAAAGAATCCGGTTCAGGAAATACAGGATGGGTGGCGAAGTGATTATTTATGTTACAATTTATGTAACAGGAGGGTGTTCATGGAAAAACTCAAGGACTTCATTATACAATTGTCAATCGGAATCCCCTGCTTTGGAATCTCCACTCTAGTTGCATATTTATTATTTGGATGATCCTCACATTAGTGGGGATTTTCTTATTTAGGAGGTGACCCCATGATCCACATCCTCAATAGAGAGGGTACACGCGTGGTTGATATACTATCCAATGAAGGGGATAACGTATATTGGGATGACAAAGTATCCCGCAACATTCACAATACAATTAAATTCGATTTCAAAACTAGGCCAGACGCGCGAGCATCTGAGCATCTAGGCGAAAGAAACAGAGTCATCATCCAAACGGGTGATGGCTTTTTTCATGAATTCATTATCATTACCACTGTTCAGCAAAGGGACGTATTAGAAGTCTATACAGTAGGCTCTCAGCTTGAAATAGCAGAGGATGAGCCATTCCCACCTATGAAACGAGAAGGCGACACAATCAACACCGCATTGGACCATGTGTTAAGTCGCAGCCGATGGGTGAGAGGGATAACAGAAGGGACACTTACAAGAACATTTGATAGTGATGGAGAGTATAAAACCCCTTTACAGCTTATTAACCGTGCGGGTGCATTGTTTGATTTAGAAGTACGGTTCCGAGTGGAAATAGAAGGCCACCGTGTGAAAGGTCGCTATGTAGACATGCTGGAAAAGCGTGGGGTATGGCAAGGTCGTGAGATTGTTCATGGAAAAGATTTAGTTAACATATCGAACACACGTGACAACGCAGAAGTCTGTACAGCGTTAATCGGTAAAGCGCCCCCTAATGAAGATGGAGAAGTTTTAGTATCTAAACAAAAGAGCGAGGAAGCGCGTCAAATATGGGGCATTGAAGGAGAACACCGTTGGGACGTTTATGAGCCAATGAGTGAAAACCAAGACATGACTCAAGCGCAGTTGGACCATTACACCCAAGAAGAATTAAACAAGCGTATTGCTTCAGTTATTGAGTACGAGGTTGATGCAGTAGACCTGGAACATGTATTTGGATACTCACACGAAAAAATAAGACTAGGTGACGAGGTCCGTATTATAGCAGATGACTACAACCCTGCCATTTATTTAAAATCTCGGGTGATAGCAGAAGAATACTCTGTTAGTGATCCATCACAGAAGAAATTCACGCTTGGTGAGTTCATTGAATTCTCTGAGCAGGATATAAACGCTATTAAAAATGCAATCCTGCGAAAAGTTGCTGCCAAAGCTAACAAAATCCTGTTCGACGAAAACGGGGAAGTTATCGGGGGATTAGATCAAAACCCTAACTTTGGCGGTCTGTACGTCGGTCAGTTTGACAGTCCTTCTGTTCCTAAGAAATCAGAAGCAGACATGAACCTCCATGTGTCTGACCGTGTTATTGAAAATGGAAATGAACCAAGCGACACTAACGATGGACAATCATGGGATAACCCATTGCGAACCATAGAAGAAGCTGTGAGACGTATTCCTGAGCAACTTTACCATACAGCAGAAATCGAACTGGCTTATGGCGGTGACTTTTATGAATATGTCCGTATTAATGGCATTAATGGAAGCGGTAGGATCATCCTGAACGGCCAAGGGAAATGGAACACAACCCTGCATAACGGGCTGAGGTTCACTGGAACGCAGACAACAGTGGAGATTAAAGGTATGACGATCATCCCAGAAAGCACATATGAAGTGTTCTCCACCAATGCCGGAACCACTCAAATAGACGATTGCGTCATAAAAGGGAATCAAAATGGCGTGGAAACCACACTGAATGGCGTTGTCGCATGGGATAACGGAAATATCGTAGTCAACAATTCTAATTTTTATGATATACACCGTGCTATGTATGCGCACCGTGGCGCTCGGGTGGTTACCGTCAATAATAAAGGCACAGCATCCCAATACGGCTTATACGCTCGTACAGGTGGACAAATAAGCGGTTACGGTACAGCCCCATCCGGTGACGTTGCTAATGCCACCAGTGATGATGGTGGGTCTGTTGATCCAACTGACATTACCTTTGAGACAGAGACAGACCAGACAGAACCAAGCACAGGTACAACCACAAAACAATGGAGCCTTACAGGGTCAGGTTCTTACACATCTGAATATAACAGTTGGTCTGAAACAGACGTATTGCAAGGTCAAGGCTATGGTGCTGGACCTTACCGTGGTTGCTGGTTCTTCGGCTCCACACCTTCTAACACGGTAGCAGGGAAGACGATCAAACAAATCCGCATTTATGTTACTAGGGCAATAAAAAGTGGTGATGATACTAGCGTTCCTATTGAATTCAGGCTTCATTCCCACACGAGTCAACCGAGTGGTGAACCTAACCTATCCAACACGTATCACCATGTAGATTTTAAACGTAGAGAAGGGAAATGGGTGTGGCTTCCTAGTAGCTTTTACAGCCTATTTGAAAGCGGAACATGGAAAGGGGTAGGAATATACTCAGGAACGGCTAATTACGCTCGTATGAACCCCTCAGCCACTTTAGAAATAACTTATGAAGGATGATGACATGTACACAACAGTTTTTTATAAAGAAAATGCAGACGGAACCTATGAACTTGTTCGAACGCACGAATCAGGAGGAATACCAAAATTCAACGGGGCGAAACATCCTTTCTATATACAGAAGGGTGAATTTGACGGTGTGGTTGATCCATCCAAGGATATAAGACCACGTTCTGAAGAAGAAAGGGTGAAAGATTTGGAAAGTCGTCTCAAAGTCACAGAAGACGCTTTTTTTCGATTATTAAACGAATAGGAGGATGATATATGTACTATGATTTTTACCTTTCCATGTGGAAGCACAGAACAATAGAAGAAGTGGATGAAGCCGACATTTACCGAGGAGTGGAAAAAGGCAACATCACAGAAGAGGAATATGAAGTAATTGTAAACACGCCAAAAGAATAAAAGCGGGGTAGTGTGCGCTACCCCTCCCCGCCACATGGGGTATCATGGCGGGTAATATAATCTATTCGACACGTGAGGACAAATTCCTTCCGTGTTTTTTAATTTAATTGGGGGATTTTCATGAGAATCATTTCCCTCCTAAAAGGGAGGTTTGAGAGTGGGTGAAGAAAACGTGCAGCTCATTGAACAGAACGTACAACATAATACCGAAGATATACGCGAACTCAAAAAGAAGGTGGAAAGGGTTGAAAATGATGTGTCTGAACTAAAATCCAACCACAAATTAACTCAACAATCAATCACACACATCATGACAGGACTGGATGAATTGAAAGCTGGCTTCAAAGAGATTGATGACAAGATGGACAAAAATCAAGAGAAACAATTCCAATCATATAAGACCTTTATGTGGAAAGTGGGCGCTACAATAACAGGATCGATCATTGTGGCGCTTATTGTTTTCGCTTTGAATATCAAATAGGAGGAATAACATGGATAGAGGATCATTAATTAGGACAACCGTATTGGTATTCGCTTTAATTAACCAAGTGTTAGCAGCGTTCGGGAAATCACCATTACCATTCAGTGAAGCTGAAGTTGAACAAGGAGTCTCAGCCATTATTACGGTTGGGGCTTCTTTAGTTGCGTGGTTCAAGAACAACTATGTTACAGAAAAAGGCGCCCAACAGGCTAGGGAGCTTGAGAAGAAAGGGTTGAAATAAATGAGTAAGCATCTAATCGTATTAGGTCACGGTAAAGGTCCAGGCGGTGTGTATGATCCGGGAGCCACAGGATGTGGGACAAGCGAGGATAAATTCCTCAATAAAGAGTTCCTTCCCGTACTGAAGAAATATGCACCATCTAATGTAGCTTTCTACACTACTAAAAACATGTTCGCTTATCGTGATGCGAATAAAGTTGCTGGATATGACTCTGTTACTGAATTGCATTTAGATTGGGCAAATGGAGCGTCAGGCGGTCATGTAATCATCTACAAGGGGTATAACCCTGATAATGTAGATAAATCCATCAGAGACGCTATAAAACGTTATGTGGGCTTGCGTATGAGTGGAGGTATCAGCAGACGCAACAACCTCTACAACTTAAATGTGTTCGCTAAACGGGGCATCACGTATCGCTTGATCGAATTAGGGTTCATCAATAACGCAAAGGATATGTCTGCCATTCGTAGGAATATCGAAAACTATGCTATTGACATACTGTCTGCAATCACGGGTAAGAAGATTGAGAAAAAGGAAAAGGGGTATCTATCCCTCGGAGATGTAAACGACGATGTGAAGGAATTGCAACGCTATCTGAGGAAGTTGGGCTACAACCTAGCTGTTGACGGCTCATATGGAGAAATAACAGAGAGGACAGTTAAATCTTTCCAAAAACAATACGGTTTAAAGGTAGATGGATATTTTGGCCCTTCTTCTAGGAAAAAGCTAGAGGAAGTGTTATCAGAAAATAAGGAGGAAAAACAAATGGAAAAGAATTTGAAAGAAACAGGTTTTAAAGATGTTCCGGACAACGAGTATTATTCCAAAGCAATTAAGTGGGCAAAAGATAAAAAAATAACAAAAGGGATAGGGAATGACGAGTTTGGTTTAGGTGATGAACTTACTCGAGAAGATTTCATAACAATGTTGCATAGATATCATAAAGAGTTTGGCGAATAAAAAAATGACAAAGAGAAAGGCTACCCATTTTAGTGGGTAGCCTTATTTTATTTTTTCAATCCTTTCCTAACCAATTCGAAAATAGCTTGTGTTCTTTTCAAGAAATTCTCTTCAGCATAATCATCCACCTCTTTCATTAATTCTTTTGGGAACCTTAAATCAATCCTTACGCGTTCAATTTTCTTTGGAGGCATACACAAATCACAGTCCTTTCTTGTTGTTTTTAACGTACATTTAACGTATAATAAATGTACATAATACTTATATTTTAACAAGGGAGGAGCTTCATTACCATGACAAGAAGTAAAAAAGTTTATAAATTATTCTCGAATACTGATGGGAAGGTTGCTTTAGTTTATGATTTTGGGAAATTAAATGGTCGGTGGTTTTATTCTGTGAAATTCCTTTGTAGTGGTTATGAAACTAAAGTGGAAAGCGGCAACCTACAAAAGGGGCAATTTAAAGATTACGGTTCGCCTAATGTTTATAGGGTCGGTTATTCATTCAAGGGTGCTAAAAAGAAATACTACAAACAATACAAAACTTGGTCACATATGTTGGAAAGGTGTTATGAGCCAAAGACAAGATATTTCAAATACTATGGCGGTAAAGGCGTTGTAGTGTGCGAAAGGTGGCTCCGATTTTCTAATTTTCTAGAGGATATTAAAGAATTGCCGAATTATGAAAAGTACATTAGTTCTGAAAAACTTCGTGAATATTCATTAGATAAAGACATATTAGGTGATGGTTATATTTATTCAAAAGAGAGCTGCATGTTCGCAAATCAAAAACAGCAAATTAATGTGCCGGGAAGAGTTAAACCGATTTATAGCATATCTCCCTCTGGAGAAATAATGAAACATAATTCCATCACACAAGCTTGTGAGGAACTTGGAGTTCATAACGCCAATGTTTACAAAGTATTAAACGGATCAAGAAAACACACTAAAGGATATCGTTTCGAAAGAGCAAATTAGAAATAAAAAAGAAGCCCTTCCTTAATTGGAGGGGCTTTATTTATCAAATTCTATTCCGTGATCGCATTTAGGGCACATCATTTCACTTTGACCATAATAATCAGTGGAGATACCGAAATTATCATCGCATCCATAAAGCGTAATCATACCATCTTTATATGTGAATTCATGATCACACTCGTTACACTTCATTGTAAAACTCATCTAACCCCTCCTACTCATTAAAATCATTGTATTTTCTAAGAAAGGAAACCTTATTCCCCTCAATCTCACACTTACCCGTGACATGCAATCCATTGATGTGAAGATTTATGTCTTCGCCTTCTGTTCGTTTAAAGTAATCGAGCGATTCACCTTCCTTAACTTCAAATTCTGCATAAGGCGCATAAAAAGGCTCTAATTGATTAAGGGCAAGCTTTTCTCCATTTTGTGATTCAATATAAATCATTTAATCCCTCCCATTATACTTCTGTTTCACATACCAATCAGGCTTATTCAGAACCACACGTACACCGTTAAAATGAAATTCCTCACCCACATATCCGATTTTCGGATCATCTTTCATTTTCAATTCGAGTACGCCGTGCTTATCAAGCACATTCTTTATATCCTCAGCAATTTCATTCATGCTCATCCTTACCCCTCCTATATATATGATCCACCGCCACCACGTCCTGGGTCTGTCATGTTATCTCCTCCTTGGGGGTTATCCCCTTATGTGTGGTTAATTAGACTTAAAACGTATCAAGAAAGGTAAAATCTTCTTGCTTATATAACCATTCTTAGATAAATTGATGTACCTTTCCTTTGTCCTTTTCTTTTTGAACGTTAAATGAGCAATTGAATTCATGAAACGATACATCTTTCACATCCTCCTAAAATCCTCTTTTATCCAGAATTTCAATATGGCTAAAGGGGATAATGTTTCGTGTTTGTCACTCTTTTTGGTGAGGTAACTAACATAAATCGCGGCCCCTAATATAGCCAAAGGAACGATAGGGACTACAATCAACACAACATCCCACAAAATCATTTTTCTTCCTCACGTAATTTCTTTTTGAATTCCTCAATCTTTTTGATCGCTTCTGTCATCATTTTAGCGTGGTTCATTCGATCACCCTCCTAAATATTCCATTTATATTCTCATCCTGCTTGTGTTATTATATTGGAGAGGGGACGGCTATCCCCTCATATGATTGAGTGACTTACTTATCCGGTTGGTCGCTCTTTCTTTATTTCCTCTAAATCCATTAACGGGAAAATGTCTTGCTTCTTCAATGTTTCGTATATGAACAATCTTCCCTTTTGTCTCCACCGTGTATTCATGACTACCTTTGTTGTTCCATCCTTTTTCTGTACTTCTGTTGTCTTCGACTTCGTGTATCCTTCTGATTTGTGCTTGGAGTACAGTAACCATTGACCATTGACCTTATACTGAACTCCAAATTCATGTAACAACTTATTCAGCTTATTCGCTGACATCCCGTAATCGGCAGCTATCTGTGATGTAGTCACCGTGTCAGTTGATCCTAGGATTGAATCCAGATAACTGATCTTAGGTTCATATTCAGCTACCCTCTGCTCAAGCATTTGTTTTTCCTGTTGTTCTTGTATCCATGCTTGCGCTCTTTTTATGGGATCTTCAATCATGTAAGAGGCCTTTGATGTATTTTGTAATTCTTTTTTCATGAGATTGAATTCTTCGATGTATTTTTCTTTAAATTCCATAGCTTGTGTTCCTGTGTATCCCATAACTAACAATGTAAAGCCATCTTGTGTAATGAAGAACTTAGTGTATTTCCTCCCTCTTTCGTTTGTGTAATCTGACGGCTTGAAATTTAGCCGTGAAAATTCTTCACTACATCCCATTTCTCTGATATCTTTCAAAACGTTCTTGTGTTCCTTGTCGAAAACCTCAGCCACTGTCAAACTATCTGTTACAACTTCCCCGTTATTTCTAAATACTAATTCGTTCATTTTATTCCTCCTCGATAATTTCAAACATCTTTCTAACTGGCGTATCCAACAACTTTTCTAATTGAAGAATGTAATAAACGGACGGTGTGGATTCTGCTGCACCGTCTTTATTATTGCACCAACGGGTCACTTGGGATTTGGTCGCCCCTGTTTGCTTGGCGATCCATGATTTCATGATGCCTTTACTTTCAATTATTTCACCTAAATTAGACTTCACTTTCTTGCTCACGATCAAAACCTCCATTATATGCTTTACCTCCTTTCATTATGACCTTAATTTCATTATAAAACAAGTACCAAAAAAATGCAACATTTTTTATATTTTTATGTATCAAGACAACCCCCACGCCCATACAATGCAATATACAACTTGAAAGGATGATGAACATGACAAACGAACAGACGGTAATCCAAATTATGAAGCTTGACCAAACGGGAATGGGTGGCATGACCAAAGAGGGAGAAGCGTATCTTCAGAAGCTGATGCAGGATGTAGTAGCACAAGAACAGACCGAAGAAGAGTCACCCAAACTACATTCGTATCTATATACCAGATTGATTAGATCAACGAATAAGGCTCGGACATACGCTGAATAATTCTTGGGCGTTAAAAGGGACGAAAGGAGCGGGAACGAGTGTAGGAGCTTTTGCGCTCGTCCGCAATACGGAAAGGGAGTTTGTACCATATGGGATTCTTCAACTTATTATTTTCTGTCCACTCAGGAATTAAAAACGGAAGTAAGGACTTGTCACCACCTGACTGGAAATACAAAGATTTGCGCACCACTCCATACTTGTACGGAAGCGATTATTTGAGCGAATTACACGACTCAGCTAAAGAGGATTGGCAACGAAATGACGTATATAATCACATGGTTCGATATGACGTACACGACAAATACGATAAGGAAACAGGCTACTATGCCGGATATGAAAAAGTTAGACGCAAGCATTTTAGGAGTAAACGATGACTAAGATACTCATTTCATTAGGTGGCACAGGCGTGGTTTTAACCTCCCTTTACTGGCTAGAAGCCAAAGGGGAGGTAACCCTTAATCATACGGCTATAAAGGTGTGCGTAGGCGGTGTTATGGCGGTTATGGGGGTAATGTTCGTGAAACAGTTAGGAGGGTTTATGTGATTGAATATATCCCTCTCACAATAGCGTTAGCTGCGTTCATTCCAAAGGCGCAGGAAAGCGACAGAAAGAAACTGGACACTATCTTTAGAAATATCGGATTCGGCATGAAGGATCAATACCCTGTCTTGATTAACACGGATAAACAGGATCATTACACCTCTTATATTTACAGGAAACCCCTCGGACTGATGAATAATGAGAAGTTAGAGCATATCATCGGCCATTCCCTCTCTAAGCCTGTTCACGTATCAGGTAAGCGTGATATGGAGGTTAGGGTGTACCACATTGGAAATATGCCTAGATGGGATTATGAGGACATCCCAGAACAAGATGAAGGCAAGTGGATCGTACCAATAGGGAAGTCTTTAGACGGTATGGAATGGCATGACTTTGACAAAACCCCTCATATGACCATAGCTGGCACAACCAGATTCGGAAAAACAGTCATGTTGAAGAATATCATGACATATCTGATTGAACGTAACCCTGATGATGTGGAGTTCTACATTCTAGATTTTAAAGGACGGTTAGAATTCAACCCTTACCGTGACTTGAAACAGGTGCGCATGATTGCAGGAAACGCTGATGATGCGAAAGTCATGTTGAAAATGGTATGGGAGGAGATTCAAGAACAGATGAGTTACTTCCTTGAGAACAAGTTGAACAACATCACCAAGACTCCTATAAGAAAGCGAACGTTTATTATCACGGATGAAGGTGGATCACTTGCACCGAAAAAGAGCCATACTGACAAACAGAAGAAAACATTCAGCTATTGCACAGAAATGTTAGAGGAAATATGCCGTGTAGCCGGAGCGCTTGGATACCGCAATATATTCGCCACACAATACCCCACAGCCGACAGCCTTCCTAAGCATATCAAGATGAACAGTGATGCAAAGATCAGTTTCCGTTTACCTACTGGATACGCTTCAGAGGTAGCCATTGACGAATATGGAGCAGAAGAATTGGAATGTCCAGGTAGAGCCATATATAAAACGCATGACCGTGTAACGGTGCAAGTGCCGATGTTAGAGGATGAGGACATGGAAGAAAGACTGAAAGGATGGGAACTCAGTGTTGCAGAGCGAGAAGAGGTATCTGAGAGAAGAACAAATCTTGACGACCTTGAATAA